CTTCCGATCTCGGCGTCCTCAAAGATAGCAGCTACCTCGGCGTCGGACTTCTTTGTCCACTTCTGGATCTCCTCCGTCAGCGCCTCATAATGGCCCGCTGCTTCCTGGTAAAGCTGGAGCTTCCATTTATCGGACGCGCCGAAAGTAAAGCTGTCGCCGCGTTCTAACCGTGCCATGAGGCGCTTGATAAGGTCTCTGGTGATCCAGGTATTCAGATCATCCAGCAGCGGGTACATCGTCTCTACGATTTCAAGCAGCTCCTGTGGGGTAAGCATGGGCCGCCTCCTTACTCAACGCCGAACAATCCCTTACTGAGATTCGCCTGCTCCGCTTCCTGCGTCAGCGCCCGTGCGTCCTCCTCGCTCATGCCCTCAAACTTGACGAAGTACAGCCACTTCGGTACCCATCCCTGCGCGGCGTAGGACTTCCAGGAAGCCTTGTCCTCCTCGTAGGAATAGGTGATATCGCCGAAGTTGAAGTTCAGCTCATACTCACCCAGCGGAGCAAGGCCGTACAGCTGCACCAGAGCGTCCATGCCATAGATTGCATCGTCGAGCGCGGTCTTCAGCGCGTCGCGGTCGGTCTTGATCGTCTGGATCGTGTCGCGGTCATCGGCCTCTACCTGTGTCGCGGTGATCATGCCGGTCTGCCCGTCAAGGACAAAGACGCCCTCGGAGAAGCCGCACTTCACTCCGGCGAGGGACAGGTTGAAGTTGATGTCCTTGATCCTCGCATCGGTCAGCATGGTCGGGACGTGTTCGTGGATGGCGCTGGTATCGGAATCATTCATACCCATACCGAGGCCCTTCACAAAGCGGGGCAGCGACAGGTTCTTGTTCTGCGCGTCCCGGATCACCTGTTGACCGACGAAGGTGACGTGCTTGCTGTCCTCCACCTCGCTGTCCTTGCGGCTGATGGCAACGTCGATCGCTTTCAGCTCATGCAGCGCACCGGCGAACACGGACATGCCGAGGGGCGACGTCGGATCAATCACGTTCGCGCCGGGCACACGGTAGTACCCGAACAACGGGCGCGTCAGGTTGGCAATGCCCGGAGTGTCGGGCAGCATATCGGCCCAATCATCCACCTCGGTAAGCGGTACCTCGTGGCCGAGATCGAGTTCGTCAGCGTGGCCGAGCTTGTTCTTGAAAGCTCTGTTGCTGACATAATAAAGGCCGTCCTTCTCAAAGCGGTGGTATTCCAGGCGGGTGTAATGATCTCCGTACTGCGTGGTCTGCGTGGCGAAGATCGCGCCGGTGATGTTCCCGTTATCATCCTTCGCCGTGATGCCGAAGGAGCCGTTCATCACGAAGTCCCATGTGCTGCCGTTCCACTTGATAATCATGCCGCCGTGCCGATCGGCCTCGGCCACCTGATCCGGGAGGCGCTGCAGCAGCTTCTTGATGATCTCCTGGTCATAGTCAGCGCGGGAGGAGCCGGAGCAGGCAATGTCGATATCCAGCACCGTCAGCTTCGCCCGGAAGTCTGCGATATGCTTCGCCATGTTCACGGTCTCGATATCATCGTCCGGGTCGACCCAGGGCGGACGTCCCGTCGAGATGCTGTCCCAGCGCACGATGGCAGAATTCATGTCGCTCGATTCAATGAGCTTTACGCCGAACACCTTTCCGATATCGGCATTGTTGGATAAAAACATCTGTCTGATCCTCCTCCACAGGCGACTAAAAAAATTCATGCTATCACCGCCCTTATACTATCCATTTCAATTCATTGCGGAGCACCGTGCGGCAGAAGTACCGCACCTGGTCCATGCTGTGGTCGTTCTCTTTGATAACCGTATCTTCATCCGCGTCTTCGTCCCACACATACGATTCGAACTCAGCGAAGGTGTTGATGCAGCTCTCGTGGAAGAACAGCACCCCGGCATTCAGGAACTTGGTCACGTCCTGAATACCGTTCAACACATCGTTGTTTGCCTTGACGCACGACCAGCGCCCGTACTTCTGGATCGTCTCGATCATGGAAGCAGCTGACGGGTCAATGACGATGTACTCGATCTCATAATCCCCGACCAGACCTTCCAGCATCTTGTAGTACGCCTCGTTGTCGACGCGCTTTGCGCTGCCGCCTTTGTAGTACAGCTCGCGGATCATGGTTGCTTTTTGCTCCACCACATCGAAGTCCCACAGGCCAGCGGCAAACGGGTTGACGGTGCCGTAGTCGATGGACACATAATAGCGGTGGAGCCTGTTTGCCTCTGCGATCTTGCTGACTGAATGGCGCTTCCGATTGAACATCGGATAGACAAGGCCCTCGGCGCGGATGCGCAGGCCGAGGATATCGCGCACATACCAGATGGAGTTTTCATCATACTGGCTGATGATCTCCTCCCGGCGCTCCTTGCTGATGTTGATATTCTGGAAGATGTTGAAGTGCCGGTAATTGAACCCGCCGATCAGCGTTCCCGCTGCATCTTTGGCGGCGTACACGTCAATGTACTTTGTGTAGATCGGAGCCGTTGGCGCGTCCGGGTTCAAGTCCCAGAAGATCTTCCGGCGCTTTGCTGCGAGCTGCCGGTTGAACGCTTCCTTGATCGTGTTGTCGTGGTGAAGGTTGATCTCCGTGGCGATCCACATACCGTAGGAATTACCACGGATCTTCTTGAAGCTGTCAGACAGCGCCCCGCCCGCGAAAATTACGATGCGGAGGCGGTAGCCCGTAGCCGGGCCTTTGATCTTCAAGCACTCATTGCCCTTGTACTTGCCCCACTTGCATTGTCCCCGGAAGATATATTCGAGGCCGAAGCCGTTGGCGTCGCCGATGTTCAGCTTCGCGTTGGCCATGGTGGAGCCGGTGGCAAGGTGGATCTTGTCCGGCGTTGTTTTCAGCTCATGAGCAAAGGCAAAGACGTTATCAATCGTCTTGCCGGAACGGACAGCGCCCTCGAGGATATTGAAGGTGCAGCTCTCGCACCGGCGAATATAATCCTTGTGCTCCTGGCTCCAATTGAAGGGGATGGTGCGCCGCTTCCGCAGGAGGCTACTTGTCGCCGCCATAGATATCCGCCTCCACAGCGTCCAGGTCTTCGACCTCCTCGGTCTCCCCGGCGTCCTTTGCTTTCTTGTACTCGAACTCCTCGCGGCGGAGCTTCATCTCGTCTTTGTGCATCTGCATCTCCGGGCTTTCGCCGAGAGTATCGCGCAGGAACGTGGCGGCCCTGACGTTTCCCTTCATGGCCTGATTGACCATAGCCACCATGACGGCCATCTGATTTGTCAGGTCTTCCTCCTCGATCCCGAATGCGGTCATGAGCTGGATATTCTTCTCGCTCGTCACGCCCATATCCAAGATCAGTTTCGCCGCCGCTTTCATGGTTCTCTTGCGACGCCGCGCCTCGCCAGATGCAATACCTCCCCTTCGGCCCTTTTCCCTTGCTTCCTCCTCGGTTCGGACGGGCCTAAGGTTCTGCTCGTTTACCATGTCGCCACCTTCCTATAAAACGGCTGGGCGTGGTGAAGGAGGAGCAGCCACACCCAGCCTGAAAAGAAGTAGGCTTCTATTTGCCATATCGGTTCAGCATCGTCTTCTCCCATCCACGGAACTTATCCCGCTCGACAATATCCTTGTCGCAGCGGCGGTCACAGCCCTTGTTGGATCGCTTACAGATGCACACGGTTTCCCCGTGCTCCGTTCGGATGTAAACCTTGATAAGCTCCTTGTCCTTCATGATGCATCACCGCTTCCTGTTTCTTTTCTCTGCTTTCCTCTGTTTCCTGCCGATGTACTCCCGCTCGGCGTCAATGTATGGAGAAAGCGGACTGCGCTCCCGGCGCTTGTCCGCCTGGTATATCCGCTCAATGAGGCTGTTGTCGTTCCACACCTCGATCCTTACGCCCGTCCGAAGCAGCGCATTCGCTTTCCTGGCAGATGAGGTCACCAGCAGCGGCTTCCTCGACCGGCAATCTATAGCAACGAAGGTGTTATAGTTCGCCATCGCCGATCTCCTTCACAAGCGTCTCGTCGACGTCCACCGGTGGGAAGTTGTCCCGGATCTTCTTCAGATCGCCCTTGTAGAACACCAGCACATTCTGGTGGGTCTTTACCACCTTGCGCCCGCTGTTGAACTGGCGGGCGGCGCGGAGCGCCCCGGTCGCGATCTGCGTTACCAGGATGATCTCGTTGTAGTAGGCAAGGCCGCAATCCGTGAATGCGTCCTGCGTGTCCTTGACG